AAAATTAAATAAAAAAAAAAAAAAAATTAAGAATTATACGTTTAGAACAAATTAAAAAATATTTTAATTCTCAACCATATATAAATGTAGGAAAGAATGAAAGTCAGATATTAGATAATATTGAAAATATTGATAATATTATTATTAATAGAGATTTTACATGTATAGGTTATCATCCTGACGGTTATTGTAAAGAAACAAATACAATATATGAAATTGATGAAAAATATCATTTTGATTATAATGGGAATATAAATAAGAAAGATATAATAAGACAGAATAATTTAATTGAGAAATTGAATTGTGAGTTTGTTAGGATAAAGGATTTTGAAGATTCTAAATATTTTAAGGTGTAAATGAATATGAATGAAAATTATATATATTTTTTTAATAATATTATAACATTCCAAAAATTCATAGAAATAAGGATTTTTGGTGTGAAATCTTACCCAATTATGAAATATGCACAAAATATGGAAGAATTACAAAAATACATTAAATTACACAATAGGTCTAACCTATATTGTAGTATTAACCCAAGAGTTACTAAAAGTGGTAAAAGCATTAATGTTAGTTATAGAAAAAACATATTCTTCGACATTGAGGGTATTAAAAACAAGCCCGTACTTACTGATTTAGGGTATTATAATAAGCTTAAAGATACAATAAACTATATTTCTAAATTATTCAATGAAAAATATGGTATGAATGTGAATTGCGTGGTTAAATCTGGACGTGGAATGCATGTATATTTCACAATACAGAATTTAGATAATAAATATCAAATTAAATACATAAAATGGTATAATGAAATTGTGAAATTTATAAACGAGAATTCACCCTATCATAATGAAATTAAATGTGACCCGCCAGTCAAGGATCTTCCGAGAATAGCAGGACTGCCAGGAACAATAAACTGGAAATATCCGGAAAAGCCTGTAAGGGAGATTGTGTATATTAATGAAAAGATTAATACAGGGTTTGAAAGTGTCTTAGATAATATAAAAGAGACTAAAACTAAGATGATCACAGAAAAAAGGACAATTAAAAAGTGCGGGAATAAAAAGAGATACACGAATGCAGACATTCTCGATGCACCGGAGTTCCAGGTCTGGAAGTTCAAGCCAAAGCAAGGAACTTCATTAAATAATATTCTGCGGTTAGTTGGGAAACTTCTAATTGATCGAGATAGCATAACCGATACATCTAAGATTTCTGAGTTCATACAGGATTGTGGTTATCCTTGGAAAGAAATGAATTTCGATCGGAGTCAATATCCTGATTATGAGTATAGTGAATCGATTCTTAATAAATATGTGATTCATAACATGCAATGGTCAGTCAATGTTGGATTTAAACTCCCATATAAACTATTTGAGGAAAAAGTTATAGATAATTCAATCTCGCACATTGAAATTGATTATGATACAGAATTTATTGGTTATAATATAAATACTTTGAATGACTTAATTGGGTTCATAAAAGTATTTAATAAAAAATATTGTGATAATAGAGTTAATAATGGGATGAAATATTATACAAAGGCATTAGAGCAAAATATAGAAATTAATATAAAGAGTGAAATATTAAGAAAGTTTATAGAATTTAATAATTTAATTGAAAGATTAAAATACATTATATAAATTTACATTAATAAATATGTTTATAAATGTTTTGGTATATAAATATGTATATAAACAACTAAATTTATGGTGAAATTATGAATAAAAATGAATTAGTATATAGTGATTATTTTAACACTATGTTTACTGTTAAAGTAAATGGAAAATTGAAGGATAAAATAAAAAAGCATATTAAGGATAGTAAAGGTCTTTGGCAAAACTTGTTTGATGACTTTTTAAGGGATTATGCTAAACAGAACAATATAGAATTCAACACCCTCAAGGTTAGAAAGATCGAATCAATCATAACTGACTAGAACTTCAATGTTTTAATTTTTTCTTAATTCGGTTTTTCTAATCTTATTTATAGTTAATAACTAATAGTTATCAAATAAAAAAAAGACTGCCAGGATTGGCAATGGAGGAATTAACATGACAACAAATAAAACAAATCTGAATGGGGATAAAGTCGAGATTCTTGAGGCGAATGAGAACATAGAAATTTTCAAGTCTGAAGAAGTCAAAGCTGAATCTAATTCTAATTCTAAAGAACAAGGTTCTGAAGCAGATGAAATAAGTAAAATAGACTCTGTGGATAAAATAACTTTTAATGATGAAACAGAACCTAAATCAGATCCTATGGAGCTTCAAGACTTTGCAGATTCTATTAATTATGATATAGAATTTAATGAAGATGAAGAGCTTGAAGAAGACAAGGAAACTAAAGAGAAATATACAAAAAAGATATATACAATAGATAGAGTTGAAGTTGGTCAACCTAAGCAATTTGATAATGAAGGAAATAAAATTGCACCATTAATTAGTGATAATGGAGCTTTATTCTATGAATCGAAATTGATTGTGTTCTATAAGGATTCTACTTATAAATCTGTGATACCAAAAATTAAGTGGTATGTGAATAAAGATATTACAACTGGAAAAGAAACTCTAACACCTTGGTTTGCAATTAAAGAAGATTCAACAATTGAGGAACAATTTATTTCGGTACTTTCTAAAGTGTATTATAAATTTTGTAAATATATGAATTTAGAATCTGGTAAGGTTTCAATGAAAGACTTTATTACTAAGCTTCCTGGATTAAAGGTTAATCTTTATAATACAAAAGGTAAGTTTAAAGGAACTACATGGAATAGAATTGATATTGTGAAATTTGTAAAATAAGTTTTACAATTATTTTTTTTCTTTTTTATTTATTTATTTATTAGGTATGAAAATATATGAGTTTGAAGTTTAATTTATCCGCGAGTAGCGTGTCGAAATATAAGGAATCACAATTAGACTTTTATTATACATATATAGAAAAGTCTAAACCTGATACTCAAATTCTATCAGTTTATGGTAATGCTGGGAATATTGTTCATTCTTCCTTAGAGAATTATATTACTTTATTAAAGAATAAGGATGTAACTAAGGGCTATGCAAAGACAGAAGTCGAGAAGTATTTTAGTACTCAATGGTTTGAAAAGAATATATCACAAATGCAGACGAAAAATAATAAACCCCTTGATATAAATAAATATTTTAATGGATTAAGGAATGCGTTTGTATATATAAATAAAAATATTAATATAAGTAATAACTTAATTCCGGAACAGAAGTTCATTTTCCCAATAGTTAATACTAAAGATGCAGTTATAAATTTCAAGGGATTCATAGATCTTGTGGATGAAACTACTGATATAATTTACGACTGGAAGACAAACTCATCTATTCAGAACTTCAACCTACATGCTAGAATTTATTGCTATGCATATTGGAAAATGTATAATAGAATTCCAAAGGCTATATATTATTATTGTAATGTAGATAAGCCAAAAATATATTATTTCACAAAAGATGAAGTTCTAGAAACTGAAACTGAATTGAATGATCTATGCAAAGAAATCATAGGTAAAGGACATGACATTTCTAAGTACGATCTAGGTAACTATAATCATATATTCAATGTACATTTACAGAAGTGCAAAAGAGAGGCATTGAATAGACAGGACTCTGATGTGATACAATACAATATTGAAAAGAATAATATAATATTCAGAAATTTAAACAACAATTTAAAGAATATAATTGATAAAAAATTTAGTTATTATATAAACGGTCATGAGTTTAGTGACTTATTTAAAAAGAGAATATGGGATGGCAAAACTCATTTATTTAGTATAAAAAGTAACAAATTACCTATTGGTTTATTTACGATTTTCAAAAAATTACTTAATCAATATAATAAATATTCAGAAAGGGACTATAAATTAGAACTAAAGTATGATTTAAGAAATAAAGATATAATGTCTAATCAATTCGAGACTAAGTTTAAGGACAATAAAGATATAGAATTAAGATATTACCAAAATGATGCAATAAAAAGTGCGATAGAAAACAAGATAGGAATTATATATGGCGGAACTGGTTGTGGTAAGTCTATCATTTCAGCAGAGATTATTAAGAATATAAATAAAAGAAGTTTATATATTATAAATAGAATAGAACTTGTTGATCAAACTGCAGAGGTCTTTGAGGAATATTTAGGAATAGAAATTGGGAAAATGTCTGAGGGGAATCTGGATATAAATAAACAGGTCACAATCGCATCAATTCAAACGGTTAATAGCCTCTTAAAACAGAGCTCTGAGAATTCGAAATTACTAAAAAAGTATTTATACAATACAAACATCTGTATTTTTGATGAATGCCAGAACGTGAAAGACGATGGGTGCTATAAATTGTTATCGAATAACTTAACTAATTGTGAGTATTTAATAGGCATGACAGGAAGTCCATTTAGGAACGATGAGCACACACTTAAAATGAAGGCATTAGTCGGTGATGTTATTTATAGTAAAACTACAAAAGATCTAGTATCCGAGAATTACTTAGTTCCGACTAAGGTTTATTTTTTAGAGTACGATACAATTTTTGATAGAAATTATCAAAGCTACTCTGACGCATACACAGATCTCATTGTAGGAAACATTGAGAGAAATAATTTAATTAAAGACATTGTAAGTAAGTTCGAGAATAAAAAGATCTTAATTATCACAAAATTAATAAAGCATGGAAAGTTACTCGAAGAACTTATCCCAGATAGCTTTTTAATCACAAGCCAAACAAAAAAGGATATACGAAAGCAAAAGTTTAAGGACTTCAAGGACAATAAATTTAATATTCTTATCGGATCGGCTCAGATATTCTCGACCGGAATTGATATTCCCGATCTTGATATAATTCTAAACAGTAGTGGTCATCGTTCAGATGTTTTATCAACTCAAATTATAGGACGAGTTATGCGTAAGTCTAAAAATAAAGAATTTGGATACTACATAGACTTTATAGACGACACGAGTGTATATTTCAGGCAAGCAACTAAGCAACGAATTCAGATTCTAACAGAATTCGGGCACGAAATTTTAAAAATTAATGATATAAAGGACATACAATAAATACGTTTATAAATATTTTGGTATATAAATATATAAAATGTGAATACATATGAATTTAAATTTGAATAACATTGCATGGTCAGAAAAATACAGACCGAAGAATGTCGATGCTGTGGTTTCGGATAGTAAGCAGAAGATAAAGAAATACCTAGAGAACCCTGAGAGCATCGAGATAAATAAAATATATTGTATGGATTGTATTGATGGCATGAAGCAGCTAGAAGCTAATAGTGTAGACTCAATAGTAACTGATCCACCCTATGAATTAGGTTTCATGGGTAAGTCTTGGGATGGAACAGGAATTGCATTTAAACCAGAAGTTTGGAAACAAGCTCTACGAGTATTAAAACCAGGAGGACATCTTTTAGGTTTTGGTGGAACTAGGACTTATCACCGTATGGCCTGTGCAATTGAGGATGCTGGGTTTGAGATAAGAGACCAGATACAATGGATTTATTCTACTGGATTCCCTAAGTCACTGAATATTGGAAAAGCTATTGATAAAGTTAGTAAAAGATTAAATTTATTCACACCATTTGCTAGGTACTTAAAAGAGCAAAGACTAAAAAAAGGTTTTGTGATAACTGATGTTTCAAAGCATTTTATGAGCAAAACTGGGGGTGTGACTGGTTGTGTTAGTAATTGGGAATTAGGATATAGTACTCCAACTAAGACACAATTTATAATTCTAAAGCAATTATTAGACCTAGAAGATACTTTTGATGACTTGATAAATAGGGTTGAAGCAGAAAGAAAAGTAATTGGAGAACAACATAGATCTGCTGGGAATGATGTAAATATACCATTTTCTGCTTGTCATACAAATAAAAATAATGGTTGGTTTAATATTACAGCCCCATCCACAGACCAGGCTAAGAAGTATGATGGTTGGGGTACAAATTTAAAACCTGCCAATGAACCAATTTGTGTAGCGAGGAAGCCTTTAGAGGAAAAGACTGTTGCTGCTAATGTTCTAAAATATGGTACTGGTGGTATTAACATCGATGACTGCAGGATTGGAACTGATGAAAATATAGAATTAGGCAGAAATAATAGAAAGGAATGTATTTCTAATTCATTTGGTCGAAAATTACTGGGTATAGATAGGAGTGGATTAAATCAAGGTCGTTTTCCTTCTAATGTGATTCTTGATGGTTCAGAAGAAGTTACTAATTTATTTCCTAATAGTAAATCAACTGGTAGTGATGGATCTAAATTTAATAATTCTTGTTTTAAAGGATTAGAAAAAGATGTTATTAAAAAAGATGGACTTGGTTTTGGTGATGATGGTTCAGCTTCTCGTTTCTTTTACTGTGCAAAGGCAAGTAAGTCTGAGAGGAATAAAGGGCTTGAGGGATTTGATGATGTAAAAGGTGGTTCAATGGAAGGTGGAAATGATAAAAGAAATGGGTTAAATAAACCACAATTGAAATTAACAAAAAATATTCATCCTACTATAAAACCAGTTAAGTTAATAGAATATTTAATCAGGCTTGTGACTCCAAAGGGTGGGGTTGTTTTAGACCCTTTCATGGGTAGTGGCACGACTGGAATGGCTGCTAAGGCTCAGGGGTTCAATTACATTGGGTTTGACATGACTAAAGAATACTGTGAAATAGCAGAAGCCAGAATTAAGAGTGTAGATCACCAAATGAAATTATTTTAATAAAATAGGGTATAAATTATGAATTACATTAATGATTATTTAGGCTTAAATGAATTAAAGGTGTTTGCATTTGACACAGAGACGTACGGTCTAGAATTTGATACAATAAACCTAAAAGACATAAGCTTTAGTGATGGTACTAATTCATATTACTTCGATAAGGATCATTTAGATATCGAAAAATTAAAGAATGTACTAATTAACGCGGATTTAATAATCGGGCATAATCTAATATTCGACTTGACTGTGATGTCTAAGTTCTTTGGTCGAAGCTTTTTATTCGAGATAAATAATGTACCACTATTTGATACCATGCTAGCACAATATATACTAAACGAAAATGCTAAGAAGGGATTAAAGCATCTAAGTGAGACTATTTTGGGATATAAAATGCAGACTTACGAGGAATCTGTTAATAGCCTGAATAAAGAAACTTGGATTAAGTATAGTCTAGAGGATTCAATTCAGACATTTAAACTGTATAAATATTTTAAAAATAAAGTTAATAATAATAAAGTATTCAAGAGAGAATGTAAGGCTATACTCCCAATCGTGGACATGCAACTCGAGGGCTTTCTCGTGGACAAGACTAAATTTAAGGACATAAAAGAAAAAATGGAGAATAGACTCAAGGAAATTGAGGATGAGTTTATATCGGTTTTTAAGAAATATGGATTAAAACAAAATAGCCTGTTCGGTAGCATTATCCCGATAAACCTAAATTCACCAAAGCAGTTAAAGAAGTTTATTAATAACAAATTAAAAATAAAAATTGAGGATACAAGTGTTAAGACACTAAAGAATTATAAAACGAAGCATAAGTTTTTTGAATTGTTATTGGATTATAGGCATATTTATAAGTTATACAATAGCTATATTAAGCCTTTTGAAGAAAAACACATACAATCAGATGGTAAAATACACGCGAGTTTTAATCCAACTGGAACAGTAACCGGCAGATATTCAAGTTCTTCTCCAAATCTTCAACAAATCCCATCCTTTGACGAGTTTGGTATGAGGGAACTATTTATAGCAGATAAGGGTTATAAAATAGCTTGTTTGGACTATGCCGGACAAGAGATTAGGCTCGCAGCCATTATTTCTAATGATAGGAATATGAAAGATGCACTTTTGAATAATAAAGATATACATCTAATGACTGCTAATAGTGTTTATAACTTAGGCATACCCTCTGAATGTCTAAAGACTAATCATAAAGATTACAAAATGTATAAAGATAAGTTCAATGCATACAGAAAAAAGGCGAAGATGGTGAACTTCGGTGTTCTCTATGGCGCAGGTGCGATGGGTGTTTCTAACCTCACAGGTGAGTCCGAGGATAAGGCACAGGAAATGATTGATAATTTTTTTGAATTTTATACAGGAATAAAATTAAAAATTAATAAAAATTCTAATTATTTATATAAATATAATGAGGTTATAAATTTATTTGGTAGACAAAGGAGATTTGAATTGATTGACAGTAAAGCAAAAAGACAATCATTCAATTTCTTAATTCAAGGTACAGCTGGGGATATGTTAAAGATAGACTTATATAGAGTTTGGAATGAAGTTGTATTAAAATATAAAGATAATATTAAATTAAAAGCTACAGTACATGATGAAATAATATTTATGATTAAAGAAAATATGATAGACGAAATATTACCACAATTAGTTAATATCATGCAAGACTTTAAATTTGAAATCCCAATAATAGTAGATTATAATATAGGAAATAATTATGGTTCAGCTCATTAAAATATACAATAAATATATATATAAATATACAAATAAATACCTTTATAAATATATTGGTATATATATTATATATATAATAGCCTGAATAGGCAAAGGAGAAAATGTGAAAAAATATGGAAAAAAGTGTAAATACACAAAGTGTAAATACAAAAAATATAAATATACAGAATGTAAATATAAAAGAAAAATTAAAAATGTATTTTGATTTGTCTAATGACATAGAAACTTTAGACGAGCAAAGGAAAATTATTAAAGAAGACTTAGAAATTGTACTAACACAAAGTGGGGTTGATTCATTATCTACTTCTTTAGGATCAATTAGTTATGTTCATAGAAATTATACATCAATTGATAAAATATTTATTGAATCAATTCTTACAATTGAACAAAAAGAAAAAGCATACACACAAAAAGAGTCTAAATTTATAAAAATTACTAAATCTAAAAAAGAGAGTGACCAGAAATGAAGCTCGAGATTTCTATTTGCTTGAAAAAAGACGAGTGTGACTTCTTCTATTTCGAGGATCAATTCGATACTGAGGTTGCTACAATTAAGGGATACAAGGACACCGATGACGCGGGGTTATATTTCTATACATTATTTGAGGTTGTAGACTCAATCTTTAACGAGAAAAGCACACTAAAATTAATAAATGATAAGTGCAGTTTCGAGATGGAACTCTCAGAGGCTGATGAAAAGATATACAAAGAATGCTTTGGAGATGATCTAGAATGAATAAAGAATTAAAAAAACAATTTCAGGCAATATTTAATATTATAAACTCAAAGATTAAAATACAATCACAAATTGAGTTATGCAAGGATTCCTGGAAGGACTTTGAGAACACGAATTATTTTATAAACACAAGGGACATAAATTTAGTTGATTTATACAATGAAGAATTCAAGAAAGTGAAATAGATATGAAAAAGCAAATTAAAAATATATGTAATAATTTAATTAGTATACATGAAAATCATTTTAGAAAAAATGATAACTTAGAATTTATAGGATATAAATATGTCGATGGATTAACAAAAAAGAAGTTCCTAAAAAATTTCACAATAAAGACATTTATTGAAAGATTCTATACACTATATTGGTTTAAATTAAATTATCACTATTTAATATTAAACAGAAATGATTTTCATATTACTCGAATTAAAGCATTGAAAAGTGTATTTAAGGAATGTACAACAAATATTGATTATAAAAAGATATCTACAGAAGTTATTTATTATGAAGACAATGACTTTCAAGTATCAGTATTTCATTCAATGATAATTGATAATAAAACATATAGAATAGAATTATTATATCAACATAATGAATTGCTTTTTAGGGTTTGTTGTATGGATATAATTTAATATATAAAAATAAAAGTATTAGAAAGTGAAATAGGTATGATTGATATAAATAGTATGATACAACAGGTATTACAAAGCGAGATTCTAAGTGGTGCATTATTTATTAGCGTTTTCATGGGATTAATATATTCATTAAAAGGATTACCCCTTAAATTCTGGAATTGGATAAAGAAATATATATATTATGAAGTTTATATATATGAAACTGATAATTTGTTTGTATATTTTGAGAAATTCTTAAATAAGAATTACAATAAAAAATATAGAAAAGTTGAGGCAGTTACAGAATTTAATAAATTAGACACAGATATAGGTTATGATAAAGCACCCGAATCAGACTCGAATATAAATAAAAAACAAAAAAAGAAAAATGTGTTTATGAAGCAATATCAAATGATATTCACAATTAAGTATAATAAAAAATATTATATTATAAATAAAGGTCGTGAGAAATTCGAGAATACAAACAATTTAAAAAATGCGTACATGAATCATTATAACATAAAAACTTTATTTTATAATAAAAGGTATATAAATAAGTTATTGAATGAGTTAGTCGAAAAGAATATTAAAAAAAAAGTGACAAACACAATTTATGCAAACAATTCTGATTATTGGATTAGAGCTTGTGAGAAGAATCTTAGGAGTCTAAAAACAGTTGTGTTAAACAATAAAATAAAGAATGAAGTTATTAATGCATTAAAGAAATTTAACTCGAATAAGTCATGGTACAAAAAGCGTGGGATTCCTTATAAACTAGGAATACTATTGCATGGTCCACCAGGGAATGGAAAGACGTCATTGATTCAAGCAATAGCGAATGAATTTAAAAAAGACATTTATTATCTAAATCTAGGAAACACAAAGGACGATTATTTAGCTAGATTGTTTAGGTGCATTAATGAAAATAGTATAATTATAATTGAGGACATTGATGCATTATTCAAGTCAAAAAGAGAAATGAATAATAAGGATTTAACATTCAGTGGGTTTATTAATGTCCTAGATGGTCTGATGTCCTCAGAGAATGTAGTATCGATCTTCACAACAAATAAAAAATTGAGCTTAGACGAGGCTCTAATGCGACCAGGCAGGATCGATTTTAAGATTGAGATCCCGAATCCGACAATTAATGAAATTAAAGAATATTATAAATTATTTTTTAATACAAATATTAAAATTAAAAAATTAATTAAGAATATTAGCATGGCAGAAGTACAGGATATATTCCTAAAAAATTTAGAAAATAAAGATAGAATAAATAAGTTATTAGAAGGAAAATGATAGATATGACAAAGCAACATTTAGAGAGTTACTTAAGCAGGAGTCTGAAGCAGTACAATGATTTATGGTACTTGAAGCTTCAGGTAATGCCTTTGGCACACACACAGACACCCGCGGATTACATTGTGCTCTCAAAGGATAATAAATATTTAGTTGAATGTAAGGAATGCAAGAACGATATTTTCAGTTTCGATCGACTCACTCAGGAGCATGAGTTAAGTGTGTTCCAGAGTAAGTTCAAGAGCAATCGGAGTTATTTACTATTAATGTTCTGGAAAGAAAGATTGAATAAGTCATCTATATACCTAATTCCAATCAATGCATATTTAAGACATAAGTCCCGGACGAAAAAGAGATCTATAAATCTTAAAGAATGCCAAGATCAATTTATGATTTATAAAGTAATGCTAACCGAGAACAATTTATTAAATTTAAATGACCTGAGATGAATTATGTATGTTTAAGTATGTGTATTTATGTGAGATTTATATTGGCCTTGAGGTGTACAAGCACAAGATTTTCAATTCAAAAGTTAATGCAACACGATGGGTACAGAATAACGCGAGCATAATGGAAGATTACCAGATTAAAGAAATGCAGGTGTATTGATAATTCATGGTAGTAAGGGGAGATCACATAGACTCGGGATTAAAGATTCATAACTCGGGAAAGACACAGGGATCGAGTTGTAGTATAATTCATAAAATGCGAGCGAACAGACTTATGAAGTTTATATTTCAAAAGGATTTAACAGATGAAGAATTACAGGATTACATTTTATATGATAAAATTAAAAAGGAGAAATAATTTATGTTACTAGAAAAAATACAAAATCAAGAAAAAGAGATTGAAAGCAATAATACAAGATTGCTAAATGTAAAGCGTGAATTTCAGGACAAAATTGAGACACTAAAAAAGAAGTTCAGTAATAAAGACACTAAAGAATTTTGTGATATATTTTTCAGAGCACCCTCAGCAGAGAAGTATAGCTTCGAAGAATCTCAGATTAATATTATTAAGTATAAAATAATTAAACAAGATATTAAAACAAATAAAGGCGATTCTAAGATTGATAAAAATGTAGTGTTATTTTCAATTAATGTAACTATAAATCAATTCAAGGAAAGATTTGATGAAATCAATAATATTTTAGTAAACTTAAAAGATATAATGGAGGAATGAATATGGTAAAAAAGAAAATAGTAAAAAGAAAGAAAAAGAATGATATGGTTGTATTAAATCAAAAGAATATAATCAAGAGTTTAGAGCATGAAATTGATACAGACATACAAACTGTTTTAAAAAATAAAGTAAAAAATAAGTTAAAACAAATCAGAAAGACAAAGAAGATATTATCAATGCAAGAAATCGATTTACAAGACATTTTAACAGGAAAAAAGAACTTCTCGGAGTCTGACTTACTTTTTGAAGATTCTGAAGAATGGTGATTTTAATGAGAACATCAATGGGATTTAATACAAAAAATATAGAAGATAAGTTTTATATATTTAATAAAACTGCATATGTTTCGATGTATGATACTATGTATATACTAAAAGATATTAAAGTACAAAATATAGATGTTACAATTGATAATGGAATACAACCATATTATACATTAAACGATAGGGTTGAGCATAGAAAAGAATTCAATTTAACAAATATGAATTTTAGTATTACTGGTGAAAAGCTAGAAGTTTCACAGGGTGAAGATTACATTGATGTTTTAGTTAAGAACATTAGCACTGATAAATTGCTTAATATGCTATATAAAAAAATGAAGACTAGAAAATAATAAAGTGAATAATTATGAAGATTGAGGTTTCAATGATTGTTAAGAATGAAGAAGCAGTGCTAGAGCGTTGTCTCGAGTCAGTCAAGGATGCGGATTTGATTACGATAATCGACACAGGATCGACTGATAAAACAATTAAGATCGGTAAGAAGTACACAAGCAAGATTTATTATGGTGATAGATACAAATGGCGAGGAGATTTTGCATTCCATAGAAATCAGGCATTGAATAAATGCAAGAAAGGAAATTGGATATTAATAATTGACGCAGACGAGGTCCTAGAAAAAGGTGGTATTCAGAAAATTAGAGAATTTATAAAGGGCATAAATCCAGATATAAAAAAAGGTATAATATTCAATACAATTTCGTCTACAATTCAGAACACACAGAATAGACAAGTCCGGATGTTTTACAATGATGGGAGCATTAAATGGCATGGGGTTGCACATAACTATTTAGACGCAAAAGAATCTGAGAAGATTGATAGTGACTTAACAATTCATTATGGTCATTCACCGACTCATGCAAAAGACCCAGATCGGACATTTAAAATTTTAAAAAAGTATGTAAAGAATAATATAAATTGTACAAGAGAGAAGTATTATTTAGCCAAGGAATATTATTATAGAAGAGACACAGACAAAGCTCTTATGTATTTTGATGAATATACCAATGAATCTAATCATATAGCAGAGGTAGCTGATGCATACATGATATCTGCGTACTGCTTTTATAACACAGGCAAGTTCCAGGACGCCAAAGCATGCTGCATCAAAGCAATTCTATGCAATGCAGACTTCAAGGAACCATTTATTTTAATGTCCAAGATCTCAGGTTCACAGAGGAACAACAAAAAGTGGCTCGAGTTTAGTGAACTTTGTAATAACAAAGATGTTTTGTTTGTTCGAACTAAGAATTCTAAACCAATTAAAAAAGAAGAAAAGACAGAGGAATACTACAATCAATTATTCAGCAATGATTATGACATGTCGAGGTATGAAAGAATATTTAGTAAAATTAAAAATATAACAGGTGAAACAAAAATTCTAGACATTGGTTGTGGGACTGGTAAATTAAGTACATATTACAAGTCAGTAAATGACTATCATGGATTTGATTTTAGTAAAGTAGCAATCGATAAAGCAAATAAAAAGTATAAAAATAAAATGTTTTGGATTAGTGATGTATACAATAAAATTAATTATAGTCTTCAGTATAATTATTATATTTGCACAGAGGTCTTTGAGCATGTGAATGACTTAAAACTCTTAGAGAATGTAGATTCAGGACAAAAGATTATTTTCTCAGTCCCATCATTTAATGATCCCGCACATTTAAGAACATATACTGAGGAATTAGTTAAAAGTAGATACAAAGGTATTTTAGACATAAAGAGTATTATGAGATTCAATTGGGATTTAAAAAATAAAAAATGGGATAGTGCAATATCAAATACAGACTTGTACATTTTATTAGTTAATGCGATTAAGAAATAGGTGATTTAGAATGATGAAGATTATATATTTTTATGCAGAGGGATATTCTGAGTGCAAGGTATTAAGTGCAATCTTGAATGAGATTGAAAAGGAACAGAGTTTAATCATCGCTAGAATTAATTGCGATGTGAATAAAGAATTAATAGATGTGTATAGCATTACAATAGTCCCGACATTAATATTCTTAGATAATGATAATAACATAGTAAAGCGAGTAGCAGGATTTATTTCTAAAGAAGTTATAATAGAGATATTAAAGTATCATAACCCAAAAATTAATTAAATATAAAACAAGGAGAAATAGAATATGAATAAAACATGTTGTAATTACGACCAGAATTGCGCGAAGATAATTGTGCAGTGTGGGTTTGTGTATATAGCGGATGACTATGGTAGCATGGTCAAGATTGAAGAAAAAGATTTTAATAATTTAATGCAAAGATATAAAGATTATAAGAAGGAGGAATAGATATGGATAAAAGAAGCGATACATTATTTAAGTATACAAATAGTGGATTTCAAATGGTAAGTGACGATGGTAAGGGTTTTACATTTAGAAAGAAGTTCAATAACTGGGCATTCATTTTGTTACTAATTTTCACATTTTTTGGTGGAATTATTTATTTAATTTATCATTTCACAAAAAAAACAATGTATATTAAGTATAAAAAATAAACACCTAATACTCACCATTTTTGTAGGGGTATATTGCCTATTACCCCTACACCTAACACCATATATTCAATACTTAATTAATCCTTTATTTGTGAAATATCTTATTATGAAATTAGCAATAGATGCAAATCCTAATGTGATTCCTGCTTCTAATTGACCAACAATAAAGCTTAATACTGCTAATACAAATAGACCTGCATTAATCCATAATGTCTTTGACTTCCACCATTCCTTAACTAAAATTATTTCTTTAACCATGTTAAATCATCTCCTTTATATTTTTTCAATATATTTTACATAGAATTATAAAAATTAGAATTAATACAAAAAATAAATATAAATATATCAAATCCAATTCTATCTTCTTAATCTGTCTATATCTTGTATAATACATTTTAGAACTGCTCCTGTTTAGATTTTCCTGAGAAAAACCAATTGCTTAGTCCATTTAGCATACTGCCTTGTGTTATTTTATACTTACTACCCTGTAACAGAATAGGCTTTCTCTTTGAAGTAGTTTCTATCACATACCATTTACCATCTTCAAATTTAGCAAGTCCAAAGCTATGACCAACTTCTTTATTATTCTGTGTTAGATAACCTGTTGCATTGAACACTCTTTCAGGATTAACACCACAGATGTTACAAGCAGTAATCCAAAGAATTGTAGAGTCCTCACAGTCACCAAGTCTACCATAGTATGTCTCAGTCGGCATTCTCCAGTTCTCACCAGCCTTACCAAGTCTAGACACGTCAGTTTCATACTTACAAATATCACAAGACAAATCCCTTAGTTTAATAATTAATTTATCAAAGGATTTAATTCCTTTGGTCTTATTTTTGAAGTATCTGTACATTTCATCTGACCAAACTCTATAAAACTTAGATGGAGTGAAAGGCACTTTCTTTGTTTTCATACCATTTTTGTAATAATAAATCTTCCAACTTGGTAGATATGGAAACTTAGATGTGTCTAAGAACTCAGGGGTTGTGTATTTAATATTGGGTATAATAGGATTAGTTATTGATTCTTTTAATTCTGTATGTTCGATATACAATTTATTATACTTAATATTCAAATCCTTGAATGACTCGATTGTCACATTATGTGTAAACTCTAAATCCTCAAGTTCATTTTTATTATATCTTAAGTCCCTTTGCAATTCTGCAATTTTATCACAAAAATATGCATCATTGCTTGTTACTATGTTATTCCATATCTTCTGTATAAAGTTCATTTTAAAATCACCTTTTTAAATTTTAAAAAATACCATAAAATTGCTGCAATTATTATTGAAATTATTATTGAAACTATTAATGCAATCATACTTTATCATTCATCCTTAAGCATATTCCACATATGTTAGACTTACCAAGAAAGGATAAGTTATGGACATAGCAATCCTCTGGACAAGTGTATGCATTCTCGCCTATTTTATAATCACAGATTCCATCACCACAATGATCTTGTGTTGCTATGTGTGTGTTAGCTGAGAATAGAGCCAGAGTAATCAATAGTCCTACCCCTATTAATGAACAAATTGTTATATATATTCTATCATTCATAATTTATCACTTTTATGTATTATTTTGTATAATTGTTTGAATATTTGTAAAAGTACCTGCTGCATCAGTACCACCAATTTCTGAT